GGGACCTCGGTCCTGAACCTGACCCCGCGTTACCTGATCGTCCCGGCCGGCAAGGAAACCATTGCGGATCAGTTCGTCTCGGTCATCACGCCCGCGGCGGCTGGTAGCGTCAACCCGTTCCAGGGACGCCTGACGGTCATCTCGGAGCCGAGGCTCGACGCGAACAGCTCCACGGCCTGGTATCTCGCGGCCAGCCCGGACCAGATTGACATCCTGTTGCACGGCGTCCTCGAAGGCAACGAGGGCCCGGCCATCGATACCCGCGTAGGCTTCGACATTGACGGCATCGAGATCAAGTGCCGCTTGGACGTGGCCTTCAAGGTTGCGGACTGGCGCGGGCTGTTCAAGAACGCAGGCGCGTAAGCCGGGAGGCTGACCTTGGAAACTTTCGTCGCGCCGGGCGAAGTCGTAGAGTTTACCGCCCCCACCGGGGGCGTAGTCTCCGGGTCCGGCTACATCGTTGGAAGCCTGTTCGTTGTGGCCACCGAGACCAAAGCGCAGACGCTGAAGTTCAGCGCCTTGGTGGAAGGCGTTGTGGACCTGCCCAAGGTGGCTGAGGAAGGCTGGACCGAGAACCAGAAGATTTACTGGGATACGTCTCCCGCCGGCCTGACCAGTGTCTCGAGCGGAAACACCCTGATTGGCGTGGCTGTGATCCCATCGTCCTCGGCGGTTGTGACTCTCGCGTCCACGGCCCTGGCTGCTGACCTGCTCATCGACGGCATGACGCTGCAGGTTCTGGACTACGTAACGCTGGGCGGTGGCACGCCCCCCACGGTGACGGTCACGGTCAATGGGACTGCAACCGTTTTGACCGAGGGCACTGAATGGACGGCGGCTGTGTCTGACGACGCCACGGCAACCAGTCTGGCCTCAGCCATCGACGCCATCACGGGCGTGACAGCAACGGCCGTGACGGACACGGTCACGGTAGTGCCGGCTACGGGAGTTTCGGAGACGGGCCTCAGCACGGGCAGAGTGCGCCTCGACGGCGTGGTCAGGTAAGGGAGAATCATGGAAAACTACGTAGCGCCCGGCGAGGTCCTCGAGCTCACGGCGCCCAGCGGTGGCGTGGTCAGCGGCACGGCCTACCTGATTGGCTCGCTGGTTGTCGTGGCTACCGTGACCGCGGCTGAGGCGGCCAAGTTCTCGGCTATCACCAAGGGTGTCGTTCTGCACGCCAAGGTCAGCGCGCAGGCCTGGACCGAAGGCGTCAAGCTCTACTGGGATAACTCGGCCAAGCTGTTCACCACGACTTCAGGCGGTAACACGCTGGTTGGTGTCGCGGCGGCTGCGGCTGCCAATCCCAGCGCCACCGGCTATATCCGTTTGGACGGCGCCGCCCGATAGGCCATCGGAGGTGATGTCGCATGGGTCTCGCTGCTGTGATTCGCTCAGCCGTGGAGGCTGTTCGTCTCACGACCGAGGGCCCGGACGGCATCCAGGTTGATGTGTCTCACGAGGCCTGGGTTGGCAAGGACGGTAGAGCTGGGCCGCTGTATGCCACGGCTGTCACCAGGCCTGCGCTAGCGCAGTTCAGGCGTCCTCAAGACCTCAGGAACGAAGGCCAGCAGATAGCCGCTCGCTGCATCCTGTCTTTTCTCGAGCCCATCCCGGCCACAGGTGCAATCGGCCGGCGGGAACCTGTAGATCCGCGGGACAGGTTTACCCTGCCCAACGGCATGACGGGCCCCGTGGTGGATGTGCAGAGCATGATTGCGCCGGACTCGGAGGCGCCGCTGTTGACGGTGGTCTACCTTGGCTAGGCTCAGCATGCAGTTTACCGGGGACAAGCAGCTACAGAGGAACATTGAAAGCCTCGCGCGCAACTTTCCCAAGGAAACGGGCAAGGCCCTACGCGATGTCGGCGAGGACAAAGTCTATGACCCGTCCCAGGAACTGGTCCCGGTCAAGACCGGCAAGCTAAAGGGCACGGGCAGGATCAGGGTTTCCACGGCCGAGAGCCGGGGAGTGACTCTCAAAATCAGCTACGGCGGCTATGGCGTCCTGTACGCAGTCAAGATCCACGAGGACTTGCGGCTAAAGCATCCCAGGGGCGGCACTGCCAAGTATCTCGAGCGTCCGTTGATGCAGTCGAAGCCGTCCATCGGCCGAGACTTGGCTGGCGCTATTGACCTGCGCCGGGCGATGCGTTGATGCCGCTAGGAATGGACATCGTTGACCGGCTCGAGGACCTGGGCCTGGGCACCTACGGCACTGACCTATTCCTTGACGAGATGCCGGAGGACCCGCCGCACGTGTGCACGGCGGTCTTTGAGAGTGGCGGCTCGCCCCCGGACCTAGGCTTTGGGGTGGACGGTATCCAGCACGAGAGCCCCACGGCGGCTATCTGGTTTCGCGGGGTGGAGCATGACTCGGCGGGCCCGCAGGCGCGCGCGAGGACAGCCTATGTGGAGCTGCCCAAGGTCCAGGGTGAATCCCTGAACGGCACTGTCTACTTGACGCTGATCCCGTTGCAGCCGCCGTTCCTGCTCGAGCGGGACTCGCAGCGGCGCTGCATCTATGTGGTCAACGTCCAGGCCTTGAAGGAACCATGACGGATCTATTGGATGCGCAGGGCCAGCCTTATCGGGAGGAGGAGGCGGCGCGGTTCTGCCCGTGCTGCGGCTCCAACGACAAGGACCATGAGACGGTGGGCGGATTCGGCGGCTATTCCCGCGTGGTCTGCAAGAAATGCGGCGCCGTGATCGGGGCGGCATCATGAAGAAATACAAGGTCCTGAGAAATGGCATTACCCAGCGCGAGGGTGATAAGACGGTTTATCGCTGGGTTGGGGATGTGATCGAGGTTTCGGAAGAGACCGCGGCATGGATGGTTCCCCAGGGGTTCATTGAGCCGGCAGACAAGCCGGCGCCAAAGAAGTCAAAGGCCAAGGAGCGCTAAGTGGCAATCTACGGCCCGTCCTCGGCTTTCATCATCGTCGGCGGGCGCAATATCAGCGGGGACAGCTTCCAGCTCAGCGAGACCGTGGAAAGCATCGTGGAGGAGGTCCACGGCCTCGGGGACACATTCGAGGAGCAAACGCCCGTTGGCCTCGCCAGGATCACGCTGGAGGCCTCTGGCGGCCTCTACGACAACCGCACGGGCGGCCTTAATGAGGCGCTGCAGGGGATGGGACAGACGCAACAGCTTGTCACCTACGGCTTTGCAGGCACGGCCGTGGGCAAGGACTCGGTGATCCTGGACGGGATCTATGCGTCCATTTGGAAGCGCATCGCTGAACGGGGCGGGCTGACCAAGGCGCACGCAGAATATTCGGTCAACGCGGTCTACTACACCGCGCAGATTCTGCACGGCATCAACGCCGAGACCAGTGACCCCGGCAACACCGAGGCGACTTCGGTAGACCATGCCTTGCAGGGCCCAACCCAGGCCATCACGTCCTCAAACGTCAATGATCAGGTTGAGACGCCAGTTGCGCACGGTCTGATCACCGGGGATATCGTGGTCATCTCCAACCATACCGGTTCGACGCCGACCATCAACGGCTCGCGTACGGTCACGGTTGTGGACCCGACGCATTTCACGGTAGGCCTGGACATCACGGTTGGCGGCACGGGCGGATCCTTCGTCAAGGTGACATCCACCAACGGGCGGGCGGACCTGCACGTCCTGGCCTTGACGCTGGGCGGCTACACCAGCGTGACCGTCAAGGTGAGGCACAGTTCCGATAACATCACGTTCGCTGACCTGGTCACGTTCACCACGGTCACGGCGGCGCCGTTCGCGGAGCGCAAGGCCATCGTCGGAACTATCCAGCGCTATACGGCGATGTCCTGGGACTTCATCGGGGCCGGCAGCAATCAGACATTTAAGCCCTATGTTGCTCTCTCTCGATGAGAGGCAGGCACGGGAGCAGGTTGAACTGGGGAGCATGGTGAGGACCATCGAGAGATTCGCATATCGAGCGGTCCGGGATGCTGTGACAAGCACAGAGGTCCACGAGGCGCAATTGATCCTGCGCTTGACGAAAGGACTAAGACGAAAGCTGGATCAGTGGAGGACCGACCATGGCGCTTAGTGCACCGTCTGGAATTGTCATCGAGTATGACAACGCCGCGCTGGCTCTGGTGAACATCACGCAGTATGTTCAGAGCATCTCTGAGTTCAACGTGGAGAGCATCGTGGAGGAGACGCATACGTTTGGCGATACCTTCGAGGAGCAGACTCCTATCGGCCTGGCCCGGCTTGGTGAGATCACTCTTGAGGGACTGTACGACGATACCGCCACGGTAGGTCCGGATGCCCTCTTTGCCAACCGGACGCCGGAAAGCCCGGACGCCGACACGCGGACGCTCAAGATTACGTGGCGCTCTGGCAAGACCTCGAGCGTGGAGACCAGACTCAAGGCGTACAACCGCATGGCGGACCGCAACGCACTTACGCGCTACTCGGTAACGCTCGTGCCTTACGGGATTGTGACCGAGGCGTAAAACCCTAACGCCGTACCCTC